GACAAGGCTGGCTGTCCATCAACTGTGGCGGCTGGATGCCCGGCGCACTGATGGAGGAAATGCAAGAGCACGTCAGCGAATATCCCGACATTGCTTTCGGCCTACGTCGGATAATCGCGGGAATGAAGCGTAAATGGACGCGGTTCGATCGCGCCGGATTGATGCCCGCGCCGCCGTTGCCGCGCGCAATATCGGAGATCGTGACATGACCCCCACCCCAGAGTCCCTAGACCAGATCGCGGCCCGTATCGCGCTGATCCTGCCCGACGATGCCGCGACGCTGCGTTGGTGCGCGATCCAGTGGCGCCGCGTCAATCGCGCGCTGGACGAGATCGCGGATGATGCGTTGGAGCAGGCGCGTCTCGCTGAAGACGCAGCCCAGCGCGGGACTATCGTGCGGTTTCCTCGGATGCGGGTTGGTGGGGGTGTGGGGTGATGTGTGCAATTGATGACGCCGAACCCGTCGATGTCTGGCGTGCGTCCTATCCTCGCGCGCTCAAGCAATACAAGTGTGAGGAATGCAGAAGACTGATTGAGATTGGCGAACTGTATGGCTACGTCTTCACGGCTTACGAGGGGCGCGGCTGGACGTTTCGGACATGCCGCCATTGCCGTGTTGGACAAGGCTGGCTGTCCATCAACTGTGGCGGATGGATGGCCGGCGCACTGATGGAGGAAATGCAAGAGCACGTCAGCGAATATCCCGACATTGCTTTCGGCCTACGTCGGATAATCGCGGGGATGAAGCGTAAATGGACGCGGTTCGATCGCGCCGGATTGATGCCCGAGCCGCCGTTGCCGCGCGCAATATCGGAGATCATGACATGACCCACCCGTCCCTATCCCCACGCCCATCAACTGGTGCGACGCCGCGTTGATGATCGCCTATCCGGCCTTCGTGTTCCTGATCGGCTTTGTGCTTGGGATGTGGGTGTCGTGAGCGCGGAACAACGCTGCGGGACGTGCCATTGGTATAACCCGCCATATTGCGATTGGGACGATTACAACCACACCCCTGATTCTGTGGATGTCACAACAAATCCGACCGGGCCTGATGACTGTCATAACTGCCCCACATGGCGTTCTCAGAAAACGCAGGAGCCAACAGCGTGATCCAAACCCACCCCAACCTAATCCAAGGCAGTGAGGAATGGCACGCGGCCCGCTGCGGCCTCCTGACCGCCAGCGAAATGCACTTGATCGTCACCAAGACCGGCAAGGCTGCAAGCAACGACAAAGAGCGCGCACACGTCTACGAACTCGCGGCCCAGCGGATTAGCCGGTATGTCGAGCCGTCCTACATCGGCGACGACATGTTGCGCGGCCACGAGGATGAAGTGCAGGCCCGCATCCTATACGAGCAGCACTACGCCGCAGTGTCGGATATGGGGTTCATCACGAACGACCGCTGGGGCTTTACGCTCGGCTGTTCACCGGACGGCATGGTCGGCGATGCCGGCATGATTGAGTGCAAGTCCCGCCGGCAGAAGTTCCAGATCGAGACCATTTCCCGGCAGGAAGTGCCCGCCGAACACGTCATACAGGTCCAGACGGCACTATTGGTGACCGAACGGAAGTGGTGCGACTTCATCTCGTATTCGGGCGGTCTGCCGATGTTTGTCCTGCGAGCCTACCCCGACGACAAGATCCAAGCCGCCATCGTAAAAGCCGCGACGGCCTGCGAGGAACGGATTGCCGCCGTGATGGCGCAATACCGGGGCTGGACCGAGGCCGCGTTGCCGCTGATCGAGACCAAGCGGCGGGTTGAGCAAGAGATGTTTGTGTGAAGGAGGGAGAGATGGACGGATTTGTGAAGTTGACGCGCAGGCAAGACAAAGTGCCGATTTGGGTCAACCTTAGTCGCTCGCGAACGATGATTCTTGGCCCCAACGGCGGATCTGTAATCAAATTCACCGAAGACGAATTCACAGATGTCACCGACTCCCCCCGACAGATCATGGCCCTGATCAACGGGCCGGCGGATCGGGATGCGTTGGTAGAGGCTCTGCGGGGCGAGCGGTCGCTTGTCGAGGATGCTCAACACATCTTGACGCTATATCTGCAACCCGATGGGCGATCCGCAGAAAGGACCATTGAATCCCTGCTGCAACTGCTCGATGGCGCGCATCAGCGCGCAATCAAAGCCGCGTCTGACGCCGCCATCGCTAAAGCCACAGGAGCCACCCCATGAACGACATGAGCGCCGTCATCATCCCGAAATCCGACCAGATCAACGCCGACGACCTGATTGCCGGGCCGCTGACGATCACGATCACGGAAGTCGAGATCAGGCCCGGCACCGAGCAGCCCGTCACGATCCGGTATGTCGGCGACAACGGGAAGCCGTGGAGGCCATGCAAATCCATGTCGCGCGTTCTGGTGGCGGCGTGGGGGCCTGATGCCAGCAAGTATGCGGGGCGTGCCGTGAAGCTGTATCGCGACCCGTCCGTGAAGTGGGCCGGCATGGAAGTTGGCGGGATTCGGATCAGCGAGATGTCCGACATCGACAAGCCGATGGTGTTGGTCCTGACGGAAACGAAGAAAACCCGCAAGCCATACACGGTCAAGCCGCTGGTCCGCGAGCAGGCGCCTGCCGAGAAGCCGAAGCCGACGCGCGGGGAATGGCTGGATGCGTTGGAGCGGCGTTTGATGGCTGCGGCCAATGTCGAGGCGGTGTCGGCCATCATTCAGGCGCCTGGCACTCAGAAGGCGCTGGCAGTGTTCCAGGACGACGATCAAGAGCGACTGACGGCGATCCTTGACGCATCCGCTGCCAGGTTTGCCACCCCATCCGACGATGACGATTTTCCGGGGGATCGGACGTGACCGACGAATGCCGCCCGGCTGCGGGTGCTGAACACCATTGGTTCAAACACAATGACCATGGCTATCGGCTATACGAGCGCATATCGGGAACAGCCCTCGGCACCTTCTGGATGTATCGCGATTTCGGCGGCAAGTCAGAAACGCTTGCTGCTGAAGGCTGGACCTACCACCTCCCCGCATCCCCCGACGACGCGACCGAGCGCGCGAGGCTGGAACAGGAGGTTGAGAGGTTGTGGGAAGCGTTGCGGGCCATCAGGGATCACTATTTTGAGTTCATTGATAATTCCGACCTAGACAGGCGGGATGCGGAAATGTCGGCACCATCAGTGCTTGCGGACATCAACGGCATCGCCCGCGCAGCCCTCACGCCCGGAGACGCATCGTGAGCGACAATCCCGGTCTTGTCATTGATTACTTAGGCGGGAAGTGCCCTGTCCAAGCGGAAGGAACGCTTGACGGCGTTCCGTTCTATTTCCGGTCGCGCGGTGAAAGCTGGTCGTTCGGTGTTGGCCCCGAACCAGTGACCACTCCCGATTGGGAATACGAAGAACCATACGGAACTTGGCCAGACGCGGGCTGGATCACAGATGACGAAGCGCACGCTTTCATCGACAAAGCCGTGGCGCTGTATCGGTCGCGGGAGAACACCCCATGACCCCCGCCGACCTGCGCGCCATCGCCGCCCGCGTGATGGCGGGGGAGGATGTGCCCGCGCATAAGATCACGCACGCAATGGGACAGACCACCGTTTCGCAGTGCCTCCACAGCCTCGACGCCGCCGACCTGCTGATGGCGCCGCTGCGGAAGCGGGGGTGGCGAACGCGGTTCGGCGAAGCGATTGCTGGTGGGTGGTATGCCGTTGCAAATCACAAGCGTTTGGCTGGTCCGCCTATCTGCTTCGCCCCCACCGAACCCCGCGCCCGCACGGCCCTCGCGCTGCTGTGCCGGGCGGTAGAGATGGAGGGTGAGACAGCATGACCGACGAATGGGTCCCACACCGCCCCGACGACGCCGAAGCGCGCGAGCGGTTGGAGCAAGAGAACAAGCGGTTGCGGGAGGCTTTGGACATCGCCCGCGAGGGGCTACTGATCGTCTCAGGGCAAAGCCAGTGTATCGACAACCTTTTGAGCCACGAAGCCGTCGCACTAGAGGCGTTGCGGCTGATTGAGGAGCCGGGAAATGCCAGCTGACCCCGCGACACCTCGTGAAGTGATCCTGAAACCGGGATGGTTCTCGCTCGATCACGCACGAGCAAAAGCTCGCATCAAGGAATGGCAGGCTCAGCGCGTATGCACGCACGTCCTGCGGCCTGTCTATCACTCATGGGCGTGCATCCATTGTGGAAAGATGTTCAATGACTGACCCCGCGACCCTGCGCGCCCTCGCCGCCCGCGTGATGGCGGGGGAGAATACCGACGATCTGAACGAGTATATCTTCAACGCTACGGCACCGCACGGCGACGGGATAAAGCATAGGCTATGGCAGGATATGAACGGAAAGATGCGCGTGCCCTACGGCATGTTTTTCCGCGACCTGAACGCCGCCGACGCGTTGTTTGCGCCGCTGCGGGAGAGGGGGTGGCTTACCCGTTATGGCGAGAAAGAAGCCGGCGCTTGGTATGCGATTGGACACCGGCCTGGACCATGCCGTGACCCGGTTTCAGTTTCACCTGCCCCCACCGAACCCCGCGCCCGCACGGCCCTCGCGCTGCTGTGCCGGGCTGCGGAACTGGACCGCGCCGATGCCGATCAGCGCTGAGAACCGGGCACGCTATCCCCGCGAATGGCCACTCATCAGCTTATGGCACCGCGTCATGGCTGGATGGCGTTGCGAGTGGTGCGATGCCATCCAAGGCGCACCGCATCCGCTGACGAAATCGCGCGTCGTCCTGACGGTCGCGCACATGAACCACACGCCCGAGGACTGCCGACCGGACAACCTGCGCGCGCTCTGCCAACGGTGCCACTTGCGATACGACGCGGTGCACCATCGGACGACGCGATCCAGAACGCCGGACCTGCTGTGCCGGGCGGTAGAGATGGAGGGTGAAGGGTGAGCGATTGGGGTTTGTTCATCGGCGGTCCGTGGGACGGTCGGCGGGACAGCCGCTATGGTGTCGAATGCCGGCTGCTGTCCATTTACGTGCAGTTGCCTCGGCCCCTACCCCGCGTCATGCCATTCCAGCCCGATGTTGGTAGATACTCGGACCTTGATCCGCCACCGTTCAGGTATCGCAGGCTGCGTTTCAACGGCGGCTTGATGGTCTGGGCAGCTGAAACACTGACCGATCATGAAGTGCTTGATCGCCTGTTGACCCACTACAACCCGGAGCCAGCCCCATGACGGAAGCCGAATCTGCAATGCGAATCATCGAGGATTTTGGTGGGATAGACGGCGAACACCACAAGACATGGGTGATCGACCAGATTGCCCGCGCGCTGCTGGGCGACGGCTATGAACCGTGGGTTGCCACCTACTGCGCTGGCGAGGACGGCCCCGAGACTTACGCCTGGGATATCGGAGTTGCGCCATGATCCGCGCAACAGCCGCTTTGACGGTCAGCGTCAGCAACGAAAGCCTGATGCAACAGATGAAGGAGGCTAGGAACGTGACCCAAGCCGATCCGGTGCGCTGGTTCGATCCGCTTGGCCGGTGTGCATCATGTGGCAAATCGGCGCACGGCATTTTGCGA